TCTGTTTTTACAGTATTAGCACCAACGATTTTATATACATCATCAAGTGATAACTGACCATTAATCACCAACAATCCTTTGGTCATGATCTGACCATTCTGAGGGTTGATTAACGGGTCACCGTTAGCATCGGTAATTGGCTGAGCTAGATACTCAACCATCTTCTGTTCTGCTTCAGGAGTGAGTTCTACGGATTGTTTCCACTTATTAGCATCCATTTCCGCTTTCATCGCTCTAACTTCCGCTAAAGCCCTGATATCGGCTGGAGCACTCTCGTCAACTGAGTTCCGTGTCATTTCACGCTCAAGTTGCGCTTTTTCTTGGGATTTTTTATAAAACTCTTTTTCAACATCTCGATACATCTTGGCAACTTTTTTAGCTGCGTCTGGATCGTTAAGGTCAATGCCTTTTTTGGTCAAGAAATCAGTAATATCGTCATCAGTTTGCGAATCATTATTAGATTCGGCTGAATCAGCTCCTTCTTCTTGGTTATTAGATGTTGATTGTTCATCGGTTTCTTCGACTGCTGAAGGTTGATTATCTTCTACGGTTTGCTCGTTAGAGTCCTCAAAGATCATCTCTTCAGTTCCAGTTTCTCCTTCTTCGAACATTATTTCTCCTTTTGAGATTAATTGTTTATGTACGGACGGGTTTCGTTTAACCCGTCAGCCCAACTCTTTACACTTATGGCGATGTGGAGACCCTTGTCTCATTAATTTGTAATTAATTAAAGAGTTGGATTGACGGTCATGCTTATATCAACGATTTCGTCCTATTTCTCCTCCTTCAATTCTTTCTTGGCTTTCTCAATTCCGACCTGAATAAACTGAATTACTGAATCAATCCCGATAGCTCGATCAATCATTCTGGCAATCTCATCTTGTGGAACAACCATGGATGATTCTAGGTACGATTGTTTTAAACCAGCTAACTTTCCCATGAGTTTCTTTCCCACCTTAGAATCCCAAAATGTCTTCCATTCAATTGCAGTGATTTTGTCTTTTTCTTCGCTCTTAATATCCATATTTATCTCCTTCCATTTGATCACCTGCCATGGCCTCTTGAAGAGGCAATTCGGTATCTTGTGGTGTTACTTCTTCGCCTTGAGGCAATTGGCCCTGCTGCCCTTGTTCTGGTTGTTCAGGCGGCGTGATAATTTGCTCTATCTCTTCTTGTGTCAAATCTGGGAACATCTTCCTAAACATAATCTTCTTGAGTGCTGACAAGTTGTTAGTTGGGTCTTGAATTAGGATCTGATAAGCCTGTGTATAGGCTTCTTGTTCCTCGGAACGCTGTAGTTTGCGTTGGATATCTAATGTAATCATTGGCGTATACTCCCCGAGGAACTGTCGAGGATTAATCTCATCGAATGACACTTTAGCATCACCTAGGGTCCTAACCCACATCTGCTCTGGAGCATAAAGCTGAATAAGTTTAAGTACAATTTTTGCCTCTTGAAAGAAGAACTCATTGGCAAGTGTTTGCGCTTTTTCTTGAACCCTAGAGTCCATCTGTCCGAGCATATTCTTGATCTCGGTAGCAGTAGTACTACCTGTCGCGCTAGCACCCTTAGATATGCGGCTAATGGCCGAAGATTCGCGAATTTCATCTTTAATATTTAATCTTTCTTGTGCTATTCCAGTTGGAATTGATGGAGGATTATTCCAAGACATCGCACCTTGTGGCAATGGATAGATCTTGCCAGGAGCTGGCTCCATATCATCAATCCATTCTGAGAACTTAGGATCTAATGTCTTCTCTGGATACAGCGTGTAAAGTAAAGCCTCTATATTTAGTTCGGTTAACTCATTGAGAAGCTCTTGTTGGTCTGCAATAATGTCAACGTCTGAATCACCGTAAGGTAGAGAGATATCAGCATAAATACGACCATGCGCAAAAGGTAGCAATCCTTCAACTTTATCATCTTCTGCAATTTCCTCTCCTTTTAGTTGTGCTTCAGCTTTTCTCTGTGCTTGTTGAGATTTAGCCAAAGCATAATGTGGATTTTCACGTTCTTCAATAATTGTGCTGCGATTAGCAATAACTACGACCTGCTTTTTCGTCCAGATCTCGATTAGCTCGACTCGATCTTTATTATCGTCAATAGAACCAATCATCTGGTCTTTTTTAGACTTATCATCATCTTCATCTTTACCACCAGAAATAACCTCATCAAGATTTTTATAGCGTTTCTTATAGCTGTCTGTCTTAAAATCATATATAGTTTCTTCTTCAAGTGATTTTTTATCAGCAAAAAACCTACGGCCAACATATTTCCAATCTTCGTAAGATGAAGATGACGGGTCGATAATCATATCCCTGATAGGGATGTTTATTTTATGTACATAACCACCATCACGGCCTTCAATCCATTCATAAAATGCACAGAAATTACCAGTAATAAGCCCCTGTCGTCCATTTACCTTGTTTTTCTGTACCCAGTTATCGCGAAGTGCGAAATCTGCATAGATTTCATTTAATACTTTTGTGTCGGATTCTTGATCGGGATGGTTAGGTACATAATTAACTAGTGGATTGGAGTTAAAAAGTTCAGCTACGATTGTGTTAACGGCTGAATTGACCATGGGAACAAAAGTCTGAACAACGCCATCATGACTGCGTTTGATACGGATATTGCGGTAGAGCTTCCAGTTATTCTCCCACTTTTGGTGGTAGTTCTGTTTTGCGTAATTCCAAGAACGCTCAAATTTACCAAGCCATTTCGTTAGCTTAGTATCTTTTTCACCAAATTGTTTCTTTTTTTGTTCAGTCAACTTAAAACCGAACACATCGCCATTGCCCACATTATATAACATAATCGCTTTATCTACAATAATTTAGTACCAATTATCTTTAGTTTTTCTGAAAGCTTTTGGTGTGTAGGATTTGAATTTAACCTTTAATTTAATATCCAATTGTTCGGTTTTAGCCATTAAAGCATAGATAAACGCTGAGCTGCTGTGTGAAGACCAGTCGTGTTCAGGCTTATTTCTCAAGAGCTTATTCTTATTGTCATATTCATAGTGATAAGCTCTTAGACACTCAAGACCACGTTGACATTTTTCTTCATCAAACCAACAGAGTGAGAATTTCGGGCGTGCCACTAAGTCGATATCATCCTGACCCAAACTAAAATTAGTGGGTCTCAAAACCTCAATATTGTAGATGCCATGGTTGTTGAAGAATTCTACCCTAGTCATACCAGTTTGTAATTCACGAGCTTTTGAGTCGTGAGGCAGAAAATGTGTGGTATATTGATAAGGTTTGTTTTGGATATATGATATATAATGGCCTAAGTCTTCATTAGAGCCTTCATAGTGATCTATAAAATGGATTTCATTACCAACTGTCTGGAAGAACCAAATCACGGTGGAATCACCGATACCTAGATCCCACGCCGTATAGACACCAGTAGAGGCATCGTACGGCACTTTTGTAATTCGTCCGTCACTACGTGCTTGCGCAAGCTGCTTGCCAAACACAGAACCAGTCTTAGAGGTCATTGGTTCTCCTAACCACACATGTTCAAACATTTCTGGGTTATCGAGCCTCATCTTCTCACGCTCTTCGATGATTTCCTTACTAAGTAGGGATTCGATTGCATCTGAATTGATTTTCTGAACGAACGTTCTGTCATCTGCTTTTTTAACAATAAGCTCCCAAACAGGATCATTTTCAGTTAGTCTGTTGAATGTCCAGATGAGTCGGCTTCCAGCTTTACGAATCGTAGGTACAAGTGTATTAATGCTGTCTGCAGAAACACTTTGAGCTTCCTCTATCCATACAATATCAATACCCTCGATAGACTTAATACTTTGCGAATTGTTATGAAGTCCCTTAAAGAAGATTTCGGAGCCTGTCTGTTTGTTTTTAATAATGTCTTTTTGAACTTCCCAAGTATTAAGCTTATATTTGGAGATTAGATCTGATAGGAGCTTATGTACAGAATCTGCAATTGAGTTCTGAACCTCACGAGTACAGAGTATTCGCAATTTCTTGTTCATGCCTAAAATCAATAGCGATAAAGCAACTGAAGTCGACTTACCAGATGCACGGCCACCATAAAGTACAATATGTCTAAGGTCTTTATCTAGATCAAAAAGAACCTTAAATTCTTTAGGGATTTCAATTTCTAGTTGCATTTTTACCACCTTTATCTGAAAAATCTTCTACTACAATCTTGACTGAGCTAATCTTCTCACCGCCAGAGGTAATATCACGTTTCTCTGTAATGCGAGCTTTTAGCTTATTGTATTCTGCTATTGCTTTTATCTTGGCACTAAAATCAGCATCTTGCACAATAAGCTTTTCGAGTTGTTTATCCACGAATTGGTCGTTGAGTCCATGGGCTTCAAAGATTTCGTCTATTCGTTCCAAGATGTAAGGTTTTGTCAGGTTCTCACATGCACCCGCTTTCGCTGTCCTATACCAGCCAGGTTTATTGGTATCGACACCGTAAGCTTCAACGTAGCTTTGAACACCATTGCCAAAAAACTCTCTATCGCCTGCATAAAGCTGACAGAATAGCTCCTGCTGGGGCGTTAGCTTATGTCCGCTCTTAGTAGTGGGCTTCACGACACTCTTTCGTGATGTTTTCTTTTTCTCTTTTTTCATCTATTTCCTTAAGTATTCGTCAATAATTTGTTTGCATTCTTCAAAACCAACTCCAAATTCAGCCTTATACCCCCTCGCACGCAGTTTCTCAAGCTTTTTGGCTTGTTCTTCGGTATGTTTATCCCACCAATCGCCTTTTTTGCGAAGTTTGGTTTCGCCTTTCAAGATCTTTTTTGCATCTTTATCGCGTTTTAATTTTGTGCTGTCTTTCTTAATCTCAAGGTAAAGTCCATAGACTAATAATCGATCGTTGCAAGGCCCAAAAACAATCTCGCCACTTTGTGCAATAAATAAATCTGGATAGCCCCTTTCTGGATGGAGCTTCTTATGTTTTGCTGCCTGACCAGGTGTCAATTTAAGATCGGCTGCAATGTCGAAGCGATAAATTACATCTGGGTATTGTTGCTGTAAGTATCGAGCGATCTGCTCATAGAGATTATGTTCAGAGTTATATTTAGGAATTCGTCTCATTAAAAATCCCCCTCTTGTACTTGCAAGCACTTCAATCCAAGACTTCGCCACATCTCGACAACTTGGTTACGGTCATCTAAGACAAACTGAATA